TTCATCAGCAATTCGTAAATCTTCAATTCTACCAATATTTGTAGAATTTGTCTTTATAACTGCGTTTGTACCAGAACTTAATGTGCTTATACCAGAAACTATTGGTAATTTATTATATCCAATACCTCCAGAAATTAAGTCTAATTTTTCTATTCCACCAGTAGCCGTTTTGGAAGTAGTGTTATATTTAATAACCTCACAATCTGCAGACTTATATGAATATTTTTCCGGAATATCTTTTAAAGAAATATTAAACGTTGTAGATCCAATCCCAAAAATCTTATGTTCACCAGTATAAACACTATCACGGTAAATTAAGTTTGATTTATTATGAACATCAGCATCAACAGAAACTAAAGATCCAGATTTTTCTAGATTATAATATAGATTGGTTGGAATGCTAGTATTGAATCCAATTGTTACTGATGCTGTAGATGATACACCAATAGTTCCGACGCCAGAAACTGCAAAAACAGAAGTATTTCCTATTGATACAAATTCATTCTTAAATTCCGAATCAAAGAAGAACTTAAGATCATATCCAGAAAGTGAAGTATCAGATAAGTCAAATACTACATCATTGTTCTTAGTTACTGTTAACTGTGGATTGATTAAACTTAGTTCTTGATCTGCTCCTCCAGTAGATGCGATACTAACGACTCTTGGTGGAGACGCTATAGAATCCGAATATGTATCGCAGAGGTAAATGTAATCATCATTTATTCTGTATACAAAATATCCACCAGTGCTAAGACCAGATGATACTAAATCATTAGCATCATAGAATACCTTTTCGCCTGTGGTAAATCCATGTAGAGGTATATTAATTTTATTATTTGTTGTGTTTATTCCAGTAGAATTGAATCCTACAGTGTTAACTAAAAGTCTATCGAAAGAAGAATTATATTTTACAGATACACTAGATGCCGTAGTTCCAATACCTGTAGATAATCCAGGTTTTACTATCAACTGAATAGTATCGCCATAACTTAGACCATGTGCCGTTGAAACGGATACTTGACTTGTTATTTTTTTAACATCTGCGGTAATTTGTGTATGCTGTGGTTCAAGATAATAGTAATCGCTATTAGATCCTGTTCCACTGTAGAATAGTCCACTAGTTGTAGTTGTTAAACCAACATCAGTTACAATACCGATTGTATCTGGAGTCTTGTTTATGATATAAACATATTGACTATCTCCAGACTCTGGTAAATTGAAGAATGAAGAACCTGGAGTGTCTCTAACAATTAGAGCACCTGAACCGCTTGGTTTTACAAATAAAACTCTTTGGTTTGTTACAAATGGGTGATTTGGAATATAGATGCTTTGAGTTTCTACAGAAACAGTCTCCGCATTAACACCAAGTTGATATTGAACACTATTAAATGTTCCAGTATCAAGACCAGAACTTACAGATACACTTGGGTTGAAGTAAACCTTATCGTTACTTCTAGAATTGAAATATGAATTGTTTAGATCGATAGTAAACTTATTATTATAAAAATCTACTCGTGTGCTTGCTGTGTGACCAGCAGAAACACCTCTAGAGACTCTAAGTATACTTTCATCATCAAATACATTTAATACAGATAAAGTCTCTGTTCCAATCCCTAATGTAGATCCAATACTGATATTGCTTGGGAATGGTGAAATGTAAATATCAGTTACAACACCAGCAGTAGCGTTTGATGATACATCAAAAATCAAAGATGAAAATACTGAAGTAACACCTACTTTGTGAGAACCAGATAATTTTCCGATAGATGTAGTGGAAACTCCTGTGATTTCTACTACATCACCATCTAAAAGATCGTGATATGGATCTACTTTTATCTCAATTTGATTTGGATTTTTTCTGAGAACTAAAGAATTATTGTATACTTCTGCAGTTGTAGAAATTTCTACAACATCTTTACCTTTGATCGAACCAACTACTGCAGATACTCCACTACCACCAGTATTTCCATTATCAAAAGTTAGTGCTTCTCCTACAGCATAATCACTTCCACCAGAGAGAACGGATAAAGATTCTACAGATCCTTCAGAAACTATCTCAACAACTGATGTTTGCTTTCCTAATTTATTTGGTTCAATAATAAAATCGTTATTTGAATATTGTTGACTTACTCTGTATGGGAAAGTGTTTCTGACCAAGTTGGAACTATTAAAGTCCAAATCCTGAGATTGATTTAAATTTGTATCGAATTTGGATCTATAGTTATTTCCAATGAAGTATGGGAATTTTGGTTCTAACTTATTTGTTTGAATATTTGTCGATACACCAACATAGTATGCATAAACACCATTTGGAAACTCTGGAGTTTTTGAGAATCTTCCATTATAAGAATCCAAATCGCCGCTATCTGTGTAGACATAATCTTCTACAAAGAATCCAAGGTTAAATCCACTTGGTCTATTATATACATTAGATAGATTTGTGGTATATCCAGTATCTAAAACTTTTAATGCTGAGTTTCTATCCTTTGGATCTGAATATCCATATGGACCATAAACTGGGTTTCCATCATATGCCCATCCAATTATCTTAGAGTGTTCATACTGACTTTCTCCATCTTCATAGAAAGAAGAACCCTCTCTATCCGTAGAATATCCGACAACGCCATAAGATAAATCATCACCATTCTCAAGTAAAATTTCATCAGAAAATCTAACTTTGTTGTTTATGGTTAGAGATCTTACATCTGATAGTAAAGATCCATTTTTTCCTAATGGTTTTACAGCAATAGAAGTATTTCTAGGATTATAATTTGTTCCAGAATTAATTACAATAACTCTAGTAATTCTTCCACCAGAAACTTCTGCTCTTAATTTTGCACCAACTCCATCACCATTTACAACAAGATCTGGTGAAGAAGAGTAATATAGTCCACTATTTTGAACTTCAACGTTGACTATTTTTCCATCAGACACAATTGGTTTTAATTGTGCAGATTGTCCACTTCTTACAGTTAATGTTGGTCTTCTGTGGAAATTGAGAATCTTTGATCCATAATCTGTACCAGGTTCATAGAGATATGCATCAACAATTTCTCCTTTAAAAACTGGTGTTGCTGTAATAGTACCAATTGTTCCAGCATATTCAACTTCTAAGTTGAGTGTTATTGGTGGATACTCGAAAATATGTTGACCAGATCCAATGGAAGAGAATTTGACGTATTCTCCTCTATTGAATTCGTCTTTAGATGGTGTAGATGTGCTAAGACCAGCATTTGCTAATCTAAATCTAGAATCATCTAATTTAAGTACATAATACTGATTCGAAGTTGTAAGACCTGAAATACTTTCTGTATAAGTATATCCAAATCCAACAGCAGTTCTATAATTGATCAAATCTCCATTCTTAAATCCATGATTATCAAAAGTTATCGAATTGAATACTGTCGATATACCAGTTGGTTTAATTTTTAAAGACCTATTTTCATATCCAGATCCACCATCAACAACTTGTATAGAACTTAGAATATTCTTACCATCTAAAAGTCTAAATTTGTGAATACCTCCAGCGTTAGCTGTAGTAAATCCAATAGTATTAATACCAGAATTTAAATCTGATATTGTATTATAAAGTTTAATGGTGCTTGTATTAACAATTTCTGGGTAGTATACTGAACCATTAGACAAATATCTACCTTGATCTGTATTTGAAGCACCAAATGTTCCAATACCTAGTGGTTCATTTCCATTTCTATTGTAGACAATAGGTGTCCCATCTTGAAGGTTATGGAATGATAAAAATGCTATAACATCATCTGATATGTTTACTCCACCACCAAAAGTAGTAGTTTGAGCGTTGAAACTGATTTCTCTGAATCTTTCCTCAACATATGGTTCTAAAATTGCTCCTGACCCATTACCACCAGAGATTGATGCAGAAACAACTCTGTTAACATCTACTTCATTTGGATCTACAATGACTTCTTTTAAGTTACCACGAACAACTAAATCGACTAAAGCAGTTGTACCAAGACCCACTGTAGGATTTGATATTACTACTGTTGGTGGACTTAAAACATCATAATCTGAACCAGAATTTATAATGTTGACGTTGGATAGTGGACCATAATAAATTTTATCATTTGATTTATAATTTATAATTTCAACACCATTGATCAACATTCCAGTTGGTCCTGGTTTTGTTTCTTCTCCAGTTCCAGATTGAATATTTTGAACTAATGGAATTTTTCTTAATAATTTTTTGGGAGCAAGTTTCTTATCGCCAGTTTGCTCTTCTAGTGTAAAAACATGATCAGCTACAGTAGAAGAGGATTGGAATTTCACATAATTATTACTTCCAATAAAAGATCTAGCGTTATATAATCTTATCTTATTTTTTATATCACCAGGATTTGTGGGGTCTAGAACTTCAACGTAGTAAGTTTGACCAAATGTTAATCCACTAATTTCTGATGAAGAACCACTGTAAACAACTGCATCTCCAGTAATGAATGGAACTGCGGTTGAAAAAGAAAGTATAGTGTACTTGGTTATACCATTTGTATCAATCTCAGTACCAGAGAAAATATTATTTAAATTTGACGATGCAGTAATAGAAAGAGTTTTTGAAACAATGTCTTTCGTTACACTATAATCTGGTAGAGAATTAGATGCTACATGAATATATTTTGAATTTTCTTCATAGGTATTCTGAACGTTTGCTGTAATTTTTGGATATTTTAATGAAACATTAACAGAAGAAGCATTTTCTATGTTTCTTCTTATACTAATTTTTCTATTTGAATTTATTCCAGTAATACTTTTGTTTAATAAAACGACTCTAGGGAGTGATAAATCAGGTCTATTTGTAATAGAAGTTACTATAGCATCTTCTATAATAATATTTTCAGAATTTCTGTCTAAAACATTAACAGAATCACCAACCTTTAAACTTGACTTGTCTGGTGTTTCATGTAAAATAAATTGATTTCCTGTAAATGACTCTACTTCATATCTTGAAGATGTATTATAAATCCATGAGTTGAAGAGTAACTCCTTATATGTTTTACCATTAGATGGATTTTCTATCTTTTTACCAATATTTTTTACAGAAATAACATCACCAACTGATCTGAAATAGATATCATTTTGATTTTCTAACTCTGATAAGACACCTGTAATTCTCAACTCCACTTTTTTAGTGGTATCACCATTCTCATATCCATAAATGATCTTATCAGATCTTAAATCTGATCCAGGATCGATGGTGGATGTAATTCCACTGCAACCGAAGAACTGATTAACGCTCTTATCAGTATAAGTTATGGTGTCTGATCCTACGGTTATTGTTCCAGAAGAATCAAATCCTACTGTAGAATCAACCGTGATTACAGTGTCTGTCGATAAAACTTTCTCTACTACTTTAGTTTTCGGAGTAATTTCAAAAGTACCTTCAATCAAACTCTTTTCATCATATCCAGCAAATAGTTGAATCTTATAAAGAGTCTTATTATTTCTTGTTATAATCTCTACTTCAGAAACAGGTGCTGATGCAGTATTATCATTATTATTGATAACCTGACCAACAAGGTTATTTGGATTACTTCCAGAGATTAATTCAGTTACAAGAACTTCTCTTCTAATAAACTCTGCATCAGATGATCTAACTAAGAATTCTTTCAGATTTAAAATAGTTGGATCTAATCCATAGAGAACATTATAAAGAATTCTAAATGATTCTGATGTTCCCTTTGTTTGATAGAAAGTTCTAATTTCTTTAAGGAAATTATTTAAATCTAAATTTTCTACGAAATCAAGATCTTCAAATCCAGGAGCTAATGATTGTTTTAACTTTCTATAGAACTCCTTTAAAAATAATGCGCTTAGGTTTTGTGCTACGCTTCCTACAGAGTGCGTACCTGCATTGGTTGATGAGAATTCTAGTTCTTCAGGATTTAATGCACTACGATAAGAGGTAATACCACTAAATCCTCTTACACATCCAGTAAATGAATTTGTTGTAATACCAGTATAAGTGATAATCTCATCATCAATCTTCACCAAACCATACTGAGGTGGGAATCCCTTTGTATTATCTACGTAAATCTCAGTATCGCTTGTTCCTATCTGTGTAGACACAGTAGAAACACCAGATATTACATCAGGATTTAAGTTGTTTAATTTTTTATATTGATCTAGATTCTCTGCAATATCAATAGGACCACCCTGGAATTCTTGAGAAATATAATATTGCTTTAGGAATTCCACCGCTTTGGGTGTTTCTGATATAACAAACTCTGGTAACTGATTTTCAATTATTTGCTGAATCTTAACTCTAGAATCAAAACCAGTCGTGACCATATTACCTCGTTAACGTTCCGTTTGAATAACTTGATGTGGAGTCAAAATTGATACCTGATATTTGCTCTCCAGAAGAGATTGTATCCTTCTTCATATTTATGGTGCTTTTTGAGATATCAAATACTAGATACAAGTCCTTGAGTCCAACAACATCATTAGATTCTGGGAATGCCTGTATTTCAATGACTCCATCTGGAAGTGACGTTGATGTAATATTAATGGTATTAACAAGTACTTCGCCCTTTACATAATCAACAGATCCTATAGATTTTTTAACAATCTGATATTGTCCTGGTGTTGAAGTTGGTTTAACAATAGAAAGAACTCCAATATCACTACCTTCAACAGGAACATCTGAGAAATATACAGTATCATTTTCTCCAGCAATCTTAAATCCAGTACTCTTGATATTATATCCTACAGGATTCTTATGGAATCGATTACCAAAACAGATTTCATATTGTGCAAAAGTATTCAGTACAGCATTCAAATTACGTCTAATCTTAACCTTAGTAATGTTTGAGGTAATTGACGTATCAACATTATCAATAACCTGAACAACCTTACTATATTTGAATCTTCCACCAAACTTATTAAAATCAACAGAATCCGAATATTGTGTTAGAGTGTTAATAACATTTGTTCTTAGATTCTCAATATTAGAAACTGCTGATGAATTGTAGTAAACTGTGCTATCAATCTCAACATAAAGTAATTTAAGGTCTATAATTTTTTGATTTATTCCTGCTACAGAATATTTTTTCAAATCATTTAGAATACTAGTCTTTGTAAAGTCAGAAATTGACGTACCATTTTTTGGTTTAATACTGATCAGTACTGTTCCAAATTGAGGTGGGTCTAACTCTTCTCCACCAACAATTGAAACAGACTCAGTATTGGGGTATACTTGCTGAATAATCGATTCGTAATCCCTCGCTGTGACCGCCCGGTACTGCGAAGAGTACACTCTTGGGGCAAAGTACTTAACGGAGTCAATTGACTCGATTGAAGCGCCTCCCTTGGATGAATCAACGGTTGTTACAGTTACTGTACTGGAAGGGTCAATTGTTATTCCATTGGAATCTACAATCGTTCCAGAGAAGGTGAATACTCTTGGACCATTACCATCTTCACCATCAGTAATGATATAACTTGCTTTGATAGTAGTTCCATTTTCTACTTTCTTACCAAAGACATCATCACCAAATAACAACTCATATTTCTCATCAGTTACTTCTTGAATCAAGAAGATTTCAGAGGTTTTATCAATTTCAAATAAGTTATCAACTGCACTATATGTTCTACTTCCAACTTTTACTCTAATAGTGCTAGCATCAATACCAGAATTATCGAGTACGAATCTTTGATTG